CCAACTTTGTCACCGTAAAGCCAGTCTTTAAGTTGGGGCAGTGCACCCTCAGGATCAACAATGTCTGCTACACCGTTTTTGTTACGAATGTGAGCACCAAGCTCGTTTTCTACTACACGCAAACCGGGAGCAATAATTCTACCCAGGTCACGTCGTACACCATGAAGCGGTGCCATAGGACTAATAAAGTTAGCAGCCCAGCGAGTCTGTGCGCCACCATCGCCACGAATAACGTCAAACATAGGTTCAAGACCAGCAAACATATCACGGCTAGTCAACGAAGCAGCTAACACAAAAGTAGCTTTTTCAAGGAACTGGTCCGGCTCACTGACGCTAGTAAAGTTATCCATGACGTCAACAGTAAATGCCAACCAGTCACCGACAGGACCAAGCCAATCGTAGCTGTGCCAGTTACCATCATCATCCATGAATGTTTTCTTTTGATACTCACCAGCTTCTGCACGAACGCTTTGGCGGCCTGGGTCAAAGTGACCGTTACCACGAATCCTGCCTTGCAGGAACATACCAAAGGCAGTAAAGACTGCAGCAGTACCGATAGCTTTCTTACCACGCAACTCTGCACGAAGACCGTCAAACTCAGCTTGCGTAGCTTTGAGACCACGAGGTTTCATAAGCTTTTCAAGCTCGTCTGCGGTAAACCCTTCCATCGGTGTGTTACCTACAATCTTCCTGTAATCATCCATAAAGGTGGTGATTGGACTGTATGTACCGAAAGTAGAAACAACGTTAGCACTGGTTTTAGGAAACAGTACAAACGGTTTCATCCAAGGGTTTTGTTTAATAAGATTGGTAAACGACCGGACACGAGGAGTGTCTAGGTTAAGTGCAATCTCAGAAGTAGCGTAGTCAACGTAGTCGTTTTTGATCAAACCCTTGCTGTCAAACATAGAGTCATAATACTCCTTTGACTTAGCCTTAAAGGCTTCGGGTGTCATTTCAAGACCTTCGTCGATAAAGTCGTCGTAAGCCAGCATACGGGCTCGACCGTTAGCCATCACAGCACGGGTAAATCCGTCAAACGCTGACATGGCGTTAGCACCAAACCTAAGGATAGGATTCTTACCTACAGCATCCAGGGTCTCTGCAATCTCTAGCAAAGCAGCTGGACCATCTTCACCACGCTTAGAGGCTGCATCAGCAAAAGCACGAAGAAGATCCATAGACTCTTCGTTGCGTATTGCAAGGTCGTCACGAACCATATAGCTTACGCTGTTCGGGTCTTTAGACGCCATGGTAAAGATCTTACCCATGTGCTTAGTACCCTTAGTAAAGGAATCGAGAGCACCGGCGTAAGCAGCAAAACCACGCTTAATTTGACGAACATCACCGCTAAGAATAGCACCACCAAGGTGGGCAACTGGTTTAGCAATCATACCGCCAACGTTACCAAACAACGCCTTCAGTGGCGTGCTAGCTGACGTAAGGATAGAGTTGTAGTAGTTAGAGTACAAGCCCTGAACAATAACGTTAGGAATGTCAGGTTTTTTGTCGTACACTGCTTTTTGAATAGCAGGCAGACTTTCTTTAATGTACTCGTTAAGTTTACCCATGGTATTGATGTCACCATCGGAAAACTCATAGGCAAGCCTAAGGGGATCAAAGAACTCAGGACGTTCAGCTTCAACAGCTTTAAGTGTATTTACAAACCGTTGAGCTTCTGCTGCTTGTTCAGCAGCCAGGTCGTCAGCAGTTTTAGCAGCTTCACGGGCTGCATCTGCAATAGCTTCAACGCTGTTAGGGTTACGTTTCCAGGTGTTAAGGAAGTTTAGCTTTTGACCACGCATGGATTTAGCCAAACCAGTCTCCATAAGGAGATAGCCCAGTCGGTCAAAGATACGCTCTTGTGCTTGTTTGACTGCAAGCGTACCCTCCATATTACGTGCCTGCTCAGCAATGTCAGAAACCTGACCAGCCAAAGAAGTTGTCAAATATGCTTGTGCTTTTTCAGCATCCATATTGACATAGTCGTCAAGATATTTCTTGATCGCCTTCATACCAGCATTAACACCTTCGTCAGTCAAGACAGCAGTCTTTTGACCAAGACGTGTATATTCTTCTTTAAACTCATCAAGCATAAGCTTGAGCCAACCAGGGTCAGCCTGTGGATCGGAGAGCAGCTCAGCTAGACGTGTTCCAGCTTCATCAATTTCCTTATATCCAATCTTAGCTCCGTCAGGCAGGAAAGCATCATACTCACCAGCTTTGCGAATCTGTTCTTTAACTGCGTCAACAATAGACCGTTTAGGCAGTTGATCTGCCTCTAGTCCATATTTAAGTGCAGCTTCAGAAACCAGGCTACGCAGTCTGCCAAATACAGTGCCTTGGTTGTTGTTGATACGTACGGCGTCCACACCAGCCCCTACAACGCCCATGTCGTCTACGGTACGTGTGCCAACCTCATCAGGATGGAAAACGTCGTGTACGCCTTTTGTAGCCTCTTCTGGAGCAGGGTTCTTAGACAATGCAAGCTCACCAATCTCATTTAAAGATTCTTCTGTTTTAGCAACAGCAGCTTCCATGTTATCCATGAACGCTTTAGGATCAGCCTCTTCAGCCCGTGCAAACGCTTTGGCTGCAGACTCATCTTTAAATACGTAGTCAGTTACGCTACGTGTACCACGAATAGCACGGACAAGCTTGACACTTGCCTCTAGCCAGCTAGCGGTAAAACCCAGCATAATGCCTTCGTTACGGTTCTTTGCAGCCCACACGTCAGGTGATTCACCGTCAAGTGTAGCCCAGTCGCTAGGAATCCAGCGATAGGTCATCGGCCAAGACTTCTTAAGCCAGCCAGCAAGGTTGTCGTCAACAGAGTTAAGCTTGTTAGTCGAGTCAACGTAGGCACCAACACTTGTGTCAATGCCTAGCTCTGCCATCCAACTGCCAGCACGTGAGGTTTTAGGAAACCGATTAGAAATAGCTGTAGCAGGTTTTGATGCGGCAAGAGTTCCTGCAGCCTGTTTACCTGCCCTACGCATCATGATGAACGGAAGGATAAAAGAACTCAGCTCACGGATGCTTTGTGCAACTTCGTTCTCGTACTTAGGTGCCCTTCTTAAGTTAAGACCAGGAATCTTGTTAAATTCGTCGGTAAAATAATCGTTAAAACCTCTGCCTGGTGCTGTAAGAAGATCTAAGGTAGTTCCTAAGAAACCTTCAGACTCATCCAATCCGCTTTTAGAGAATGGATCTTTACGATACATCTGCTCTTCCAAAAGCTCTTGCTCTGTTTTATCGGGAGGCGCGACACCTTGCTTTAGCTCTGCTACTTCAGGTTCTTCTACCTCAACTTCTGGATACAGTTCCGACAACTTATCAGAGATAGACTCAACGTCCAGCTCTACACCTTCCTCTTCAATTTCTTCGGGATCAATAGGTGCAGCTTCGGATTCCTCAGGTTTTGCCAAAGCTCCGCTAAGGTCTGGCATTGTGATTTCAGCCAATGGATCATAATTCATTTCAGGAACCTCCTGTAGTTACGGTTAACGGTTCCAGTGTACGGACCCATGCCGGTTTGACCGGCGTAGTGAAAGAAGTTACCCAACGGATCTACCATAGGATCGTTGTCGGGATCACGGTTGCCAAGCTGGCTTTGACCTTTAAAATCAGTTCTACCATCCAACAACATCAACATTTGTGCAATCTTTTTCTGACCTTCAGGTGAAGCCAGATCTTGTGTCAGCTCATCGCTGTAGTAAGCCTTACCGGTATAGACAGCTTCATACTGACCAGGACGACGTCCAATCTCAGAGATACTGTCGCCAAAACCTCCGGTAGCAAGCCTGTTAATAACTGACGCAGCTACGGCATATTTGTCATCACCAGGACCAGCCTCAGCAGATACAATAAAACCAAGCTCACGATAGTCGTTAGCAGTCAACCCAGTCAATCCTTCAGGTGTTTCACCTTGGAATACAGGTGCCACGTTAGGCATACCAGGACGGGTCTTCATCTGAGCTACAGGACCATACTTAGCAGGCTGGGTGTAAAGGTCACCCTTAAGCCCCAACAGGTCTGCCATCCACTTACGTTTTTGTGAGGGAACAGCACGCTGCAAGAACGCAGGATCTTGTACAGCTTCACCAGGTTTTAGATCACCATACCCAGTAGCTGCAGCATAAACAAGTTCCATAGGATTTTGAATTACATATTTACCTGCAGCTTCGTTAATTTTTTTCTGCAAAGTAAGAATAGTTGGTGGAATGGTACCAGTAGAGCTAAAATTAGTAATGGCGTCTGTTGCTTCTTCACGAGACAACACCAGTTGCGGTTGTGCTGCAACTTGACTTAGTACACCTTTTTGAGTTCTAGCTCCAGACGTGATGGTACGTACGTTACTGTTTTGTGTAACCTCAGCTTGGTCCACAGCAGGTACTGGGAAGTTATCAAAATTACCGTTCTTAGGGTTAACGTAGTACTTATGTGTTTCGTCTTTGCTATCTTTTTGCCACTGTGACAAAGCTGCATCTCGTGCTTGGTCGGCAATAGCTTTAGGAGTCAAACGATCTGCTTTTTTATCTTCTGGAAGTTGAGCGTTTTGTTCCAGCAACTCAGCATACTTATCATCAAAGATGCGCTGATAATGTGCGTTGACCTGCACAGCTTGACCTTTTAGGTTGCCCAAAGGGTCGACCATCGTACCTTTTGTAGCTCCACCAATAGTGGTAGAGATTTCCTTTGAGTTAATTTTGTACTCAGGAGTTTCTACACGTTCTACTTGTTTATCTACCTTTTCACGGAACTCAGGTCCTACAACAGGGTGAAGGTAGTAGTCTGCGGTTTGACTGGCGTTACCGGTAGCCAAAGCAATCTCCGCATCTTCACGCAGTTTGGTTAGCTGATCAGCACCGTAAGACCCAATACGGATCTGCTGGTCAATGACCTTTAACATGTCACTAACATCAATGCCCAGTTCTGCACCTCGCTGCCTGGTAGTTGTTTTGAGAGCAACGTACTCAGAAACAGGAGCATTTTCTGCACTTAACGTTTGATAAGCTTCAGTGATGCCAAACTTAAGGTCTTGTGTATCTGCCTTTAGTTTGTTAGCTAGATATATACGACGTTTGTCACGATACGTACGCATCAACAGACGGGCTTGCAAAGGAGCACGCTGCATAAAGGTCTGACCATCTTCAAACTGAGCCTTTTCAATAAACTCACCGATCGGAAACTCAGCACCGTTTTCTGTAGCAGTACCAATGTTTTTAATCAACCTTGCGTAAAATTCTTTAGGAGTGTTAGTAAGAGTAACACCGTCAGAGTCATACATACTTGCAGCTTTAACCATAGTTCTAGCTAAAGACTGCATGTCACCGTTTGCAAAGTCCCTAAACATACCAGTGTAGGCAGCGTTAAAACGGACTCTACCATCTTCAGCCCTGGTTGCACGTGAGTATTTCCTGGTAATAGCAGCATCGGTTTTAAAAGCTGCTTCCATTTCTTTGTGAAGCAAGCTAGGGTCAGTATCAGCCAAGTGCTCATGACCCATAAACGCAGTGCGTAGATGAGACATAATTTGTTTGTGCTGGTAGTCCGGCAACCCTTGTTGGTTAATCTTTACTTCTACTAGCTCACCATTCTCGTCTTCCACCATAATCTCAGATTCGTTGATCTCAAGCTGTGTGTTCATCCAATCTGGATACACGTTCGTAAACATGTGACCAGCAAGACGTTTTTGAAGATCAAGTTGTCCGTGGTTAGAGAAGTTTAGGAAACCACGTACTACATCATAGTTACCTGTTTTTGCTACTTCTGCAGTTGCAGTGTCAACAATGCCATCTCTTTGTTTTTCTACTTGTTCGATAGCCATCTGCTCACCGTTGTCTGGGATAAGACCCTCACGGCGCATTTGGAAATATCGATCCTTAGAACGTGCCAGTTGGATAGCAACATCTGTCTTCTGCAGTTCAATAGCAGTACCAACAGCTTTAGGTACCAACTCAGCAAACTGCTCTAAGAACGACGGATCTGGTTGATAGCTGCCTGACAGGTTTTTAAAACTCTGCTGAATAATAGATAAGTTTTGAGCAAGTTGTGGGTTAGGATCAGGAAGCTTGAGTGGATCAAACGCTTTCGATTGAGCAGATGCCTGAAACTGAACCTGTGAAATTTCTGGTAGTTTCATATTCTATCCCGTAGGATTAGCTTTTGTATGGAGATTTTGGGTTAAATACAGAATCAAAGCTTTTGTACGCCTTTAAACCAGTTTGGACACCACCCATGATCTTCATAGCAGTGTTAAAGAAACCGCCAGGAGCTTGGTATTGTTTGGCAGCCATTTCAGGCATCGGAGCGCCGTCAAGAATAGGTGCAAGAGTAGTTTGGTTTGCTTGAGCAAGTTGACCACTAATGCCACCAAGATCTCGTCCATACTGACGTTGTGCACTAGAAACACTTTCAGCGTATCTAGCCTCGCTGCGACCGTAGTCGCCAAGAGTTTGAATAGCTTTGGCTCTTTCTGCGCTTTTCCCGTAGGTTTCAGTTGCAGCAGCGTAGCCTTCAGCTTGCTGTAGTTGTTGCATTAACCCTTCCTTTTGAAAGGCAAATGCCATCATTTGTTCTGCAAACTTAGCTTGTTCGGTCTGGAACGAAGCATTAGCAGCAGCATAGTTTTCATTAAATTGTTCTTTAACTCGCTTTACCGTACGCTCGTATGCACGTTTACGGTAAGCGTTCATAATCTCTGTCTTACGTCGAGACAGAGTATTCTGGTATGCGGTCTGGGCGGCTTGTCCACCACCACCAAACATAGAGCTAATGCCGCTAGCAATGCCAACAACGGCACTGATTGTTCCGATAGCCATTAGGGTTTAGTCCAATAAAATTCTTTTAGTTGTTCGTTGACAAACCAGTCAGGATGCCATCGTCGCCAACGTGAAAACGTTTTCCATTGTTTTTCAGGGTCAGCACTTGTACAATCTATGAAGATCGTATCTCCTGCTGGTATCAACCAACGTAACCTAAGGACTTCGTAGAACCCACGTGGGATGGTTTTGAAGCCTTCAGTACCAGTCATCTGTTTATGTAACGATCTACGTCTTCGATTCTGACGTACGTGATACCAGTCGTTTATCTGTCGTCTAGACTTGCCTACACCAAACCCTACTTTCCACACCACCGTACCGTTAGGCATCTGTGCCCATGGTTTGATAAACACTTTACATAAATGTTTACCTACCTTAATGGTAGATGTCAGTGTACGGCGGTGTGGTCTGTAAGTCATGCTCGGCGGTAGAATCGACGGTTGTAGTTACCTTCCCATACAATGTTTAGCAAGCTGATTGGGAAAGGAGTGTCACCAATAATTTTAATAGTTAGGTTTTCGTTACGTTGGTAGATTGGTACGTCATGCGTAGCAGATGCAGCCAAGTTAACGTTGTTCAACACATAAGTGTTAGGCAGTGTAACGTTGACTACATTACTCCAACTATCTTTACCAGTAATATCAACCTTGTAAGTAATAGGACCAGTCAGTCCTGTAGAAACCTTAATACGATGTAGGATCAAATCTGCAGTGTTATCTGCAACGGAACTGCGACCTTCAGTCTGTACAGCGTACAGGGTAGGTAGCTCAACAGACATGTCATAAACATATCCGACAATCAGATCACGTCCACGGTAATCACCATTTAACGTAACTTGGTTGTTAGTAATACCACTGTCTTCAAAGTAATCAACAGAACCTTCAGCCTCATCGGTTGCAGAAATAACATCACCGATATAAGTACCAATAGCTACAACAGCTAGTTTTTTACCAGTAATATGGTCAAACGGTAGGGTTACTGTAGTTTTCTTTGTAGAAGATGAATAAGTTCTGTATGGATTGATGTTAAACATATCCAGACATACGTCTGTCTTTTCACCCGTAGGCAGAGTCAGGTAACCAGATTCACTAGCTTGTGTTAGGTCATACGATGTCAGATATACATTACTACCAGAGCTAGTTACAGCATAATAGGTAGTCTTGTCGAAGAACTGCAAACGCAGATCTCCAGTCAACTTCCATTTGTACCAGGTTTGGACTCTGTTATCACCTTGAATAAAGAACCTGTGTTGATATACAGTATCGCTACCAGACTTACCAAGTGAAATAATAGACATAGCTGGTGAAGATACCATCGTATCAATACCACTAGGTACGTATTCAGGTACGTTTTGTGTAGCTTCGTCGATTGCTGCAGCCGCTTCTTTCTGAACGTTAAGCATTAAGAACAGCTTGCTGTATAGATTAGATTTACTAATAAATGCTTGAGCTGTACCAACAGCAACAGCATCTACCTCAGAGTCACATTCAAACGTACTGACTGTATTGATTTTAGTTGTGGTAGGACTTAGAACGTCAGCATCTGTAGACAGCAAGAACTGCTCATTAGGACCAAACACCAGCAAACCTACACTGCTAGACAGCGTATAGTTCAACGACACAGGACGTACAGAAGTAGCCTGAAGGTCGATAGGGTCATCAGCAGCAACTACCTGGGAGCTGTTAGCAAAGAAGTTAAAGTAATCACCAGCACGGCTCATGATCACAGCTTCGTTAGCTAGCAAACCAAGACGGTTACGGTAGAAAAACAGGTTGTTAATCTTTTTACCGATAAAGCTAGGAATAGGGTTAGTGGTATCATCACCTACTAAGCGGTCAGTCCAATTTACAGGTTCGTATTTAAACACACCAGTGGCTTGACGCACAAGCTGGTGAGGCATGGTAGTCTCATCAATTTCAAATTGAAGACCCGGAGCAATAGTTTCTTCCCAAACTCCAGGACCACGTGCAGCGTTGTTACTGGTTTTAAACTCTACGTAAACATCATCGGCATTTACATCGTCACTGTTTGTGACTCTAACAATGTAACCATTTTCACACTGGTTAGGAAGACGTGAGGCTACATTGATTTGTTCTTGGAAAGCAAAGAGACCTTCTTCTGAAGACGAGCCGGCTGTACTGATTGTAAATGCACTGGTGGCAGTAATGTAAATTCCAGGACCAACCTGGGTAGCTGTAACACCACTCATGGTGTTAATGTCTGCAGTTAAAGCAGCAGCTACACTACCAGCGTCAAGGGTAGCACCTGAAACTGTATCAGGTGTGCTATGTGTTTTAGTAGTACTGTTAATAGTAACTTTATAGTCTGCGTTATATGCAACAGTTCGGATAACTACAAATGCTTCGTTTGGTTGAGCAGCAGATGTAGCAGCCTTCATAGCCGTAGTCTTGTTTTTATTTAAGACAAACGTATAGTCGTTGATCGTAAGGATTTCGATGTCCTCAGGATTAGCATCCTTTAGATATGCACCAGCAGGAATGTTAGCAGCACCGATCGCACAGGCAGTAACCTCAGCATCGTAGTCACCTTTTTCAACACCCTCAGTAGACACCGCTGTGTTGTAAGCAGTCTGGGCTGTACCCATAGCAGTCGTAGCTGTAGTAAGCTGAGCAGAAGTATGCGTAGCAGCTACGTCTTTTTCTACCTCATACACATAATAGCCATCACGCTTAAACCACGGATAGTCATCTGTACGATCGTTGCCTAAGACATAGCCTGTAGGCATAGCACCACCTTTAGCAACAACTGCTACGTTTTTTGCATTGCCTGTTAGGCTATCATCTTTGACAATACGTTGACCGTTGTCAATACGCTCAAGGACACCAGACTTTAGAGTCTCTTCGTAGTAACCATTCTTGTACGTAACATCTACGTCAAACAGGTTTACTTTGGTTTTGTTTTGACCGTCGTTAGCTTTTTGAAAATCAGCTTGTGCTGTGTGTAGATCAGATAGCTCTGTATCAGTGGTTGACTGTGCTGTGTTGTATGTATCTAGATCACTCTTAAGATTAGTAATGTTACAGGCACTAGGCTGTCCAGTAGCAGCAGTGGTACCCATGTCCACAGCACGAGGTTTTCCATCGATCAAACTCCAGATACGGAACTGCCCATCAGTGGTGTCATACTGACAGACATACTTTTCATTTGCATCCCGAAGGATTGGAAACCAACGTCCTCGGGCTGTTGCATCGTACAGTTCTGCTTCAAATTTACCACCTGGTCGCTTGAGCAATCCGAGCGCATAATCAGGGAAGACGTTAGAAGCTTCTCTAACTTGACCCGGAAACTTAAGTTTGTCAGGTTGCTGGGATACACCCAGAAGCAAGTTAGGAATCCTTTGGGAAATAGTACTCATCGTGCAAGTGCGTTATATGGTTGATAGTTGTTGTAAGTATTCTCACCATCACGCCAACCAAAGATACTATATTCACCTTGGTTACAGTCGTACTCAACTGCAGTGGCACGGGTTACAAGTTCTTGTTCTTGCAGTAGTTGGCTAAGTTGTGCTTCACCAACTGTTTTAATTGCAGACATACGTGCAGCTCGTGCTGTAATGTAGTTCTGAATCGGTGGCGGTACATCATCAAATTCAAACAACCAAGTAATATCAGCTTTGATGTCTTGTTTAAATTTGTATGTGTGGTTGAGTCGGTCGTAGAGTTTCTTTCCACGTCGTACTACATCATAGTCATCACGATGTTGATCTTCGTTTGTATCGACCTGCAAAGCATTGGTAGGATACAAGATCTCTTCAGTTGTAGAGTCGGGCTTGAGCGTGTAGTTGCGCTCCTGGTTGAACATCCAACCTTCACTTTGGACCTGCTTGTTTACTTCTCGCAGGGTGGTAAGCACGATAGCAACCTCAGGGTTCTGAAGGTCAAGCGTGGTGACAGGAGCCTGTCCCACGGAGCTTAGGATTTGATTGACAGCATCCAGTTCGGTGGACGCAGCATAGGTGACAGGCATAGTAGTAATAATTAAAAAAAAGGGACCCCGAAGGATCCCTGTATAAAAGAACTGATATGTATCAGCCGCCGTAACCAGCGTTGTTGGTAGCGGTTTGAACCGTACCGAACTGAGCAGGTGCAGTTGCAGTACCAGCAAACAGCTCAACGGCTGCAGCAGGGTTCAGGTAATCTGCGCCCATAGCGAGTCGTCCCAAAATCACGTCACCCTGGTAGACCACGGAGACGTCACCCGAGGTGACTTGCACTTGAGGACCGAT